CGGGTGTGCAGCGTAAAGCACCAGAAGCAGTTATCCGGCGGGCAGGGACCGCGGTCGGAAAAACAATTTGAATGGACTCGTACCGCGCCAGTAGCGCCGAAAAGTCAGCTTCCTTCTTGAACACAGGATTTGAAGGAAGGCGAAGGAGCGCATTACTGAAAAGCCCGGTGCATCGTCGCCGGGCTTTTTGGAATGCCTGCCCTCCAGCTTGCAGATCGAACCTGTCTGCAGATTCATCGCTTGACCCGCCCACAACGGAAGTTGCCGGCAGACATCAAAAAGGCATTGCAGATGTTGAAAGATTGCAGATGTGGAAAGTGCAAAAGACTGCTCGCCCGAATGGGTGAGTACACAGAGTTCCAGATCAAATGTTCCCGATGTGGAACATTGAATCATGTGAGGGCCAGGAGCCCCGAACGATCGCCTGTGAGCGACTTGAGTGCTGCATCGCCAGCACACCCTGATCAATCCACTCATAGGTAGAGAAATGAACACTTTGAAGAAATACGCAGCACCGTTTCTGATCGCTGCTGCACTGCTGGGTAATGGCGGTAGCGCGGTTGCCGCTAACCTGTTGGTCAACGGCAGCTTTGAGCAGCCCGGCTGCAGCGGCAGCTGCATTCTGGACACCCCGGCGAAAGCCAATTTCATCACCGGTTGGACGACGTTTCTGTCCGGTGCCGAATACTTCAACATGCCGGCTTCGATCGGTGGTTCCGCGGCAGCGGACGGCGTGGTGATCGTTGACCTGGCCAACTACGTTTACGGCAATGGGGGGGGGATTCAGCAGAACTTCGCCACCACCGTGGGCGCCAAGTACCGATTGACCTTCAGCGCGGGTAACTCGCGTTACGCCAGCCGCTCCGGTGATGGTCTCATTCAAGTGAAAGTGGCCGGCCAGACCGCCACCTTTAACACACCGTCCGCCAAAGGCGTCGCGGTTGAGTGGAACACCATCACTTACGAATTCACTGCAATCACTCCACAGACGACGTTGGCGTTTTTCAACGAGCAGAATCCGTATGCCAACTTTGCCTTTATCGACAACGTCATTGTTGAGCGTCTGTAACTCCGACCGCCGTGGATCCACGGCGTTTTATCCAAGCGTGAAAGGCGACACCGTTACGGTGTCGCATCCTCACAACCCCCTCATTCATCAACGCTCTCAGGAGGCGTGACATGACAACCGAGCAACAAGCATTGGCCGATATGCCAATCTGGCTGGTCATCCTCCTCGCCGTAGTGGGCGGAGTGTCCGGCGAAATGTGGCGCGCCGACAAGGAGGGCGCCCGCGGCTGGCCGCTGCTGCGCCGTCTGGCCCTGCGCTCCGGCGCCTGCATGATCTGCGGCGTGTCGGCGATCATGCTGCTGTATGCCGCTGGCATGTCGATCTGGGCGGCTGGCGCGTTTGGTTGCCTGACAGCGATGGCTGGCGCCGACGTCGCCATCGGCTTGTACGAGCGCTGGGCCGCGAAGCGCATCGGCGTCTGCGAAGTCCCGCCCCGCGACCAACCTTAACCGTATTAATTCTCCGTGCCGCCATTTTGGCGGCAGGGCTGCGCGTGGACGATTGAAAAGGAGGTCATGTATGCCCACACCGATCCAGCAGCCGTCGCAACTGTTCACAGCCATCGCGACGACGCTGCGCAACACCGCCGGGCTCAACCTCAATGTCGGCAATCACGACGATTTCACTGCACCGGCCGATCAGGCCTGGGTGTTGATCGACTTCGATCGCAATGCAAGCGGAGTGCGCGCCGCTGATGGGCGCATAGCTCATGTCATGACGTTGTCCCTGCAAGTCATCCCGGCCTTTGCCGCCAGCGCATTTGCAGCATGCGATCTGATCGCTGTGTTGAAAAACCTGATCACCGACAACGCTTGGAACTTGCCCGGCGACCAGTGCGATCTGCCAATGAACATCGATGGCTTGCCGTCATTGCTCATCCGCGCCGACCAGCAATACAAGGCCTGGACCCTGACGTTCAACCAGACCCTCTACCTCGGCCCGACCTTGCTCGATGATCCGCTGGGTACGCCGAAATTCGCTCGCACCTGGGAAGTCAGCAACATCGACGACCCCGACCAGTACACCGCGCCGGAGACCTGACCAATGTTCGATGCATTACTGCGCATGCAACTGGGTCCGATCATCGAGCGCCTGGCCGAAATGGAAGCCGAAATCGACGACCTGCACCGCCGCGCCGAAAGCTTCTGCCGCATCGGCATTTGCCAGACCGTCGACGCTGCGAGCAACACCTGTCAGGTCAGTCACGGTGGCTTGCTCACGCCAGCCATCAAGTTTTTCAATCCGAGTGCCGGTGCGCAGAGTGAGTCGCGGATTCCGACCGTGGGTGAGCAGTGTCTGTTGTTCAACTACGGCAGCGGCGAAAGCGGCGCACAGAGCGTGGCGTTGTTCGGCTTGAACAGCGACCGCTTTCCGCCAGCCTCCACCGAGCCAACGCTGACCCGTCGAGTACATCAGGACGGCAGCGAAAGCGGTTACGACGACGCCTCGCACACCCTGCATTGGCAGAACGGTCCGGCAGCATTCAGCGGCTCACGCGAATCACTCGAACTGAGCATCGGCCCGGCACGCCTGGCAATGACGCCACAACTGATCACCCTGCAACTCGGTGCCGTCGGCCTGACTATCGACGCCTCGGGCGTGCACTTCAGCGGCCCGTTGGTTGATCACCAGGGCCGCGTCATCAGCCCCTGATTCAAGAGCCTCCCATGATCGGAATCGATAGAGACAGCGGGGCTACGGTCGACGATTGGCTGCAGTTTGTGCAGCGCGCGACCCGGGCCTTGACCACGCCGCTGGGCACCCGGCAAAAACGGCCCCTGTACGGATCGCTGATCCCCACGCTGCTGGGGCACAACCTCGGTGATGACGTTCTGCTTCTGGCCCAGAGCCACGCGGCGCAAGCGTTCTACAACAAGCAAAACGGCATCGATGATTTTCAGCCGCAAGTGATCGTTGCCAGTCGTCAGGGCGCCGGTCTGCTGCTGCGATTCGCCGGCACCTGGAAAAACCGTCAACAAACCTTCGAGGTCGTGACATGAGCATGTTGATCCCCGGTCAGAACCAATTGGCCGAACCCGCGCTGATCACCGTCGAAGCGTTCGAAGACTTGCTCGCCGAGTTCAAGACTTTCGTCATCGAATACGTCGGTGCGCGCTCGCCGGACAGTGCGGCGAAACTCAAGACCAGCCTGGACAACGAAAGCGAATTGCTGACGCTGGCACTTGAGGCGTTTTGCGTGCGCCTGCAAACCCACGAACGCAAATACAACGCACGCATCAAACAGATGCTGGCGTGGTGGGCGACGGGCAGCAACCTTGATGCGCGGCTGGCGGACATGGGCCTTGAGCGGCAGTTGCTTGATCCCGGCGACCCGGCCGCATTCCCGCCGGTGCCGGCGATTTATGAAAGCGATGACGACGCGCGTTTGCGTTATTACCTGGCGCCACACGCCCCGGCGGCGGGCTCGCGGATGCAGTATCGCCGCGAAGTCTTCACCCTCGGCGAGCGTCCGACGGTGCAGGTCGAGTCTACCGAGGCGGGTGTGGTGAATGTCACTTACACCTTCAACCCGGACGGCCTCGCTGCGCAGGTCAAGGATGGCAACGGGCGGCGCACGGCACCGGGCGAAGTGCAGGTCACTGTGCTGTCCCGCGACGGTGATGGCACGCCTTCCCAGGCATTGCTTGACGGCGTTCGTCAGCACTTCTCGCGACCGGATGTTCGACCGGAAACGGACCTCGTCACCGTCAAGGCTGCTGACATTCAGCGCTACAAGATTCGCGTTGTCGCGAAGATCAATTCCGGCCCCGATTCGGGCCTGACCAAGGTCGCTGCGCAAGCGCAGTTGCAGGCTTACGCCGACAGTTGCCATCGCCTCGAAGGCCGGGTCGATCCGAGCTGGATCGACTACACGCTGCACAGCGCCGGTGCCGTGCAACTGCAGATTCTTGAACCGCTGGCGCCGATCGTGACCACGGCGTTTCAAGCGCCGTATTGCACGGCGGTCGAGGTCGAGGTGCTGACGCTATGAGTGATAAAACCCAGCGCCCGACGCTGCTCCCGGCGAATAGTTCGGCACTTGAACGAGGTCTGGATCTGGGCTTTGGTGCATTGCTCGATCGCATCGCGCCACCGTTTCCTGAACTGATGAACCCCGCAGAAACCCCGGTCGCCTTTCTTCCCTATCTGGCGGCGGATCGCGGTGTTGCTGAATGGAGCACCGATGCGCCGGAGGCTGAAAAGCGCCTGACCGTCGAACTCGCCTGGCCCACCGCGCGCCAGGCCGGCACTCGCAAGGCGCTGGAAAACGCCGCCAAGGGTTTGCAGTTAAGACCCGAGATCCGCGCCTGGTACGAACAGACACCGCCCGGTGCGCCGTACAGCTTTTCCGTACGAGCCTTCAGCGACCAACCCTACAGCGAAGAAATCGACGCCCGTCTCGACCGACGTCTGGCTGATGCCAAGAGCGAGCGCGATGTGCTGACGGTCTCCGTTGGCTTGAGCGCTTTCGGCAATCACGTCATCGGCGCCGCGACGTTCTGCGGCGAACTGACCACGGTTTATCCGGTGTTCATCGAAGGGCTCGAAACCTCGGGAGAGGCGTTCGTGGCTGCCGGTATGTACACCGTCGAAACATCCACTATTTATCCTCAGGGGGCCTGAATGGCTGACTATTACACCCTGCTCACCAACGCAGGGATTGCCTACGAAACGGCGTGCAAGGCCGCGGGCACGCCGATCAAGTTGACGCAGATTTCCGTCGGCGACGGCGGCGGCTCGGTCTACAACCCGGCCGCGACCGCCACCGCGTTGAAACGCGAAGTCTGGCGCGGGCCGCTCAATGCGCTGTTCCAGGACGAGAAGAATCCGAGCTGGCTGCTCGCCGAAGTGACCATTCCGCCGGATGTGGGTGGCTGGTATGTGCGTGAAGCGGGGTTGTGGACTGATACCGGCATTCTTTACGCCATCGTCAAATATCCGGAGTCGTTCAAACCGGTGCTGGCGACGTCGGGTTCGGGTAAAGAGTTCTACATTCGCTCGATTTTCGAAACGAGTAATGCGTCGCTGGTGACGTTGTTGATCGACGACACCGTGGTTAAGGCCACGCGTGCCTGGGTCATGAGTTATCTCGCCGAAGAGCTCGGCAAACTGGATGGCAAGCAATCCGTGCGTGTTGCTGCATCCAGCAACATCGTGCTGAGCGGTGCGCAGCAAATTGACGGTGTCGCAGTTATTGCTGGCGACCGCGTGCTTGTTGCGAATCAGACGCTGGCCAAGGACAACGGCTTGTGGATTGTTGCCAATGGTGACTGGGTGCGGGCGACGGATGCCAACAGCAGCGCCAAGGTGACGCCGGGTCTGACGGTCATGGTCGAGGAGGGCACGGCGAATGGAGATTCGTTGTGGCATCTGACCACCAATGCGCCGATTACGCTTGGCACGACCGCACTGATGTTCAAGATGCTCGCGGGGCGAACCGGGATTGCTGCCGGGACGTACAAGAGTTTGACCGTTGATGAATATGGTCGCGCGACGGCAGGTGCGAACCCTGAGACGCTGGCCGGGTTTGGCATCAAGGATTCGTACACCAAGGGTGAAGTTGAGGCGTTGATTGCCAAGGCGTCGGCGTTGCCGGTGGGCTCGATTGTCGCGTTCCCGGTTGATGCGCCACCACCGGGTTTTCTTGAGCTGGATAACAGCGTCAAAAGCAGTGCGACTTACCCGGACTTGAGCGCCTATCTAGGTAGCAAGTTCAACAAAGGTGATGAGGGTGTCGGGAACTTCCGGTTGCCTGAGGCGCGTGGGGAATTCTTGCGCGGTTGGGATCATGGGCGTGGCGTGGATGCTGGGCGTGGTCTCGGCAGTTGGCAGGCCGACGACAACAAGTCGCATGCCCATACGGTCACCCGCATGCAGGCGTTCGCCAATGCCACCGGCAGCAATCCGAGTGCCGTAGTCGTAGACAACGGCAATACGGCCGTAATGACCAATTTCGCAGCAGGCTTCAATAGTTCTGGTGGCGCGGAGGCACGACCTCGCAACATCGCCGTCATGTGGTGCATAAAAGCCTGGAACGCCCCGGTCAATCAGGGAACCATTGATGTCGCCGCACTGGCGAAGGAAGTCGAACGGCTCAAATCCGCCGTTCCGGTTGGCGCTGTTCTGGCATTCCCGACAGGCATCGTCGCTCCCGGTTATCTGGAGCTGGATGGCAGTGTGCAAAGCATTGCGACTTATCCGGACCTGGCCGCCTATCTCGGCACTGTCTATAACAAAGGCAATGAAGGCGCGGGTAACTTCCGATTGCCGGAATCGCGCGGTGAGTTCCTACGCGGCTGGGATCATGGGCGTGGAATAGACGTCGGACGAAACGTCGGCAGCTATCAGGCCGGTACCAAGACTCAGGGCGACAACGGGGATGCACCAGCTGTTCAAGGCATTGGCAACTCCAATGCTATCGACGCAGATCCGGCACCTGACTTCACAGGCGATATCTACTACACAACCACGGGTGCAATCGCCCAAAGCTTCAGCGGTTCTTACTGGAAAACCGTGCGCCCACGCAACCTCGCCGTCATGTGGTGTATCAAAGCCTGGAACGCTCCGATCAATCAGGGAAATATCGATATCACTGCGTTGGCGACGCTGGCGCAACAAGCTTCCACAAACAATCAAGGCACTGCAAAAGTTGCGACTCAAGTGCAGACCGATGCAGGTGCAGACGACGGTACGATTGTCACTCCCAAGAAACTGCGCTGGGGATTCTCCATCAGCGTATCCGGAGACATGAGTGGCAGCTACGTCATCTTCCCAACTTGGCTAGGAGGTTTGATCCTGCAATGGGGCATGACGCTCGCCATTCCATCTGGAGGCAACTATGTACAGGCTTTCCCGATAGCCTATCCGTTGGTTAATCCATCAGTTTTTACCACTTATCCCAATACAGCTACGGACGCTCCCGTAGGCTCGACCTATATCGGGCAAATCAAAGGGATCAGTAAAGCTAACGTTACTATTCGCAATACGGGTCAGGCTGCCGGCCAGTTTTACTATTTTGCAGTTGGTCGCTAACACATCGATTGGTGAGGATTAATCATGAAGTTCGCAACATTTGATGAGAACGGAACGCTGACCGGTCGGTATGACTCGGGCATTCACAGCGTTATTCCCGAGGACGCGATTGAACTCAGCGAAGCAGTGTTTTTAGCGACAAGAACCGATATGGACGGTATCTGGAAGCTGATCGATGGTGACGTAGTCAAAGTACCTGTTCCGAAGGTCGAAACGAATTACGCCGCATTGTTCGCAGCTGAGCGTTTCGCACATGAGGCATCAGGCATCACCGTAGACGGCGTGAGCATCGAGACCACGCGTGATAGTCAGGCACTCATCGCCAGTACCGGCCTGTCGGCGATTCTCGACCCGGAGTACCGCTGCAATTTCAAAACGCTGGACGGGTTTGTCCAGATCAACGCAACGCAAATTCTGGCCATCGCTCAAGCTGTTCGTGCTCACGTCCAGGCCTGTTTTGACCGAGAGCTGGACCTTTTGAATGCGCTTGAGTCAGCTACTTATACCGATGAACTGCTCAAGGAAGGCTGGCCCGATTCTTCGGCGGCTACGCCAGTCACCACGCTTCAATAAACGCCCCGTACCCCGGGGCGTTTTCTTACCCGCCCAATACATTCAACACCCGCCAAAGCCCCTCCCCAAGAGGGGCTTTCCCGTTTATGGAGAAACGAAAAATGGCAACCCGCCAAACCTACACCGTGCTCGTCCCATTCCCCACCGGCGGTGGGCACTGGTCGAGCGTCGGTCAAGACCTTGATCTGCTCGACGTCGAGGCCAGTGCGCTGCACTTCGCCGGTCGACTGGAACTGAAAACCCCCTCCACCCAGGCCAAAAAGGCCGCTGCCAAGAAGGCTGACTGACTATGGCTGAGGTTCTGAACTTCGAGCACAACGGCATTACCGTCAATGCCACCGAATCCCCCGAGGCCATGGGTGGCCTGGGTGAC